GTCGTCTCGTTAAACTTGTAAAGCTCTTGAAGTGTTGCCATAGAAAACCCTCAAACAATGCCAGAAAATCAACCCGCAGCTATCACTACTTCTCCGCCGGAGACCGTTACCTCCATCTGGTAGGTGAGCACGAGACGCGCCTCGTCGTATTCGTACTCAAAGCTGTTTATCCGCACGACGAACGGCAACGCCTCGACAGCCTCCCTGACGGCGGATTCCCAGATGTCGTTGTGCCGCCTGTCGTTGAATATGGTCGTGAAATACGGTATCCCATAATCTCGGTTAGTCTGTAGCTCTCCGAGGACCGTCTTGACGACGGCCTCTATGGTCTGCGCAAATTCCTCGTTCCCCTCGCACATCTCGAATCCGCCTGAGACTGGGTCCCAGCGAATGTCGTTTTTGTGGGAAACGACAATCTCCTTTCCCGTCGCGTCATCCGTGACGGTGTTTTCCCAGTTGAATCTTGCGATTGTTGACATTGATGGAGCCCTTTCTACGGTATGGAGTTCAGGCGGTTGTTCGGACGGTTGTGTATTTCGTCTATCCAGTCTATTGCTTTAGATATAATTCCCTGTTTCTTGCTCTTCATTGCGCCTGTTTCGTTATTCAACTCGAAGTTCTCGAATACGCCTTCGAGGTCAGCAGTCATCCAGATGGGACGCGGCTTCGCGTCTTGCTTGAAAGTCTGTATATCCATCGGTCTGCGGGCGCAGACATCGCAATACCACTCGTTTCCACGAATGTGCCCGGTATATGTGATTTTCATTATCTGATAGACCGAAGCGTCTCCGTGCTTAGTTTTTATCGTCTGCCCCATCGCGTGTATCGCGTCCATGAGAACGGAATTTACGCAGACATAGTCTCCTGCGGTGACATTCTCGTCTAACAGAAACCGGCATTGGAGTTCTATAGAGTCCTTCAGTTTAGGTATGCCGATGAGCCCAGTTTCGACAGAGAGAAACTTTACCGTATTTGACCCAATGAAGTCAAGGTCGTTCGGGTCTATTCCCTTAGAATATCTTGGGTCAGAGTATACTTTGAGGCATATCTGCTTCTCGCCTATGTTCTCCCACATGGCATTCACGCGAAAAGTCTCTGAAAGCTTTATGGGCAACTTCGCTATTGTCCCGACATAGCGGAATCGGCGTGTTTTACCTGGTATGGAATACCCCTTTACAGTAATTGGCTTCCTTGAATCATACATTTCCCCCATTGCAGTCTTGTATTTCTTGTAAGTCGTCTGATCTGACTTGGACAGCTTTATCTTATATGTATATTCTATCCCGTCGCCTCGTGCTTTGCTTAATACGTTAAGCCTATCGACGATAATCTGCAAGACTTGTGGGAGTTGGAGATAGTTTGCGGTCCGCTCCTTATGAGAGTGAATCATCTTCACCAATTGGCGTTCATACTCTTCACGCGCTTCCTCTCCCATGACCGAAAGGGCTAACTCCTGCCCAAGCAAAGCGCCAGGATTTAGCAGCCCTATCAGCGCCTTGTCCCCAAAAGTTAGCTTCTTCTTTTCGCGCGGCTGGATGTCCGCTATGTCGAAGCATATCTTCTGGTCGTTCAGCCAGCCTGCGTAGACGCCTGTTATCTGGAGCCATATGTCGGGAGGCGGCGAAGTTATCGTCGCGTTGATGATGTCCATCGTGGCAAGGCATTTCCCTTTGTAGTTCGGATTGTTCTCGTCGCGATACCCTGCGTAGATGCGGAGAGTCTTCCTTTTCTTCAATGCCTCAGCCGTGCTGCAAAGTGTGACTATCTCGTTTGCGGTCTCGTGCTTCAGCCCGCAGACGCTGACAGACATATTCCCCTCCGGCATTCGACCAAGTATCTGCGTTATCTTGAACTTGAAGTCGAGCCCTTCGAAATGGTGTATCTTGTATGTCCCGTTGTCGTTCCTTATCATCACCTCGACATAGCCGACCCTTCCCCAGTATGGCTTGTCGATGTAGAACTTGCCCTTGTCGGAAGTCGCGACGACTCCGCTCTTGTTCCCAGAGTAGGCGTTGTTTCCTGCCTCTGTCTTGCCCCAGGCGTCTGATTTGGACGCCGCAGCCATTAGACGACCTCCCCGCTCTCAATTTCAGAGAGAGTGAAATACTGCAGCTCGCAGAAATCAGCGAACCTGTCGAACATCGGGTACTGACCACGCGCGTCGGACACGGCGAAGTTGCCCCCATTCTGGAAGTTGTACGCCTTGTGCGGGATGAGCCATTGCTTGTTGCAGACGCGGACAGGTCCGGCGATTCGCACGCCGTTGTCGTCGTCCACCGTTACATACATGAGCCCGCGAATGTATCGGAAGTGAAACCAGTAGGTGTTGTCCTCCGGTGTCACCGCGATACTGAAGTTGGGCTCAGACGATAGAGTGTACCTTATCATGATTTTGGACCCTGTGCTCCATTGTTTGAAGTGCTTGCCAAGTTTGGATTGTTCGTCTTGTCGATTATGCTCCTGGCAATTAGAAGCTCAGTCAGGTCGAGCGTATATTCATACACATCGTACCGCTGGTTGTTTGCACGAGACGTGAACCCCTTCAGATACATCCTCGGGAAATACTTCCACGGAGACCTCAGTATGAAGTACCACATAAGATCAGTTGCGCCTAGATACTTCTTAAGTTCCTGGCTGAATCTAACAGACTCGTCCCTATAGACATATCCTGTCACGCGGAGCGTCGCTGGCATGATGACTTTATGGTCATGCTTTATCATGCCATTTTCAAGGGGATTGGTTGGGAGCTTTATCGTATGTTGGTCTGAGACGTTAATTATCTTGAACGGGTATGTGTTCTCCTGCCCAGCGAAGATGTCCCATAAGGTAAAAAGCCTCCACCCTTCGCCGTTTGTCCCTGGCTCGCCCTTGCCGATGACGACCTTTGGCGGGTCGTATTTCTTGTATTTCTCGTAGGACTCTTCAGTTTGAGTCACCTGTGGCTGAATCTCTCCTCCAGAAAGATAGTACCAAGCCTTGTCTTCTCCGCCCTGTTCTTCGTTTTTCTTCCGCTCTTTCTCCTTCTGACGGTTCTTTTCATTAATGTAGTCTCTGAGCGAGGGGGTCCCACGAAATGTGCGGATGTCACCTCCGCCGACCTGGTTGCTTGCAAGCGGCGCATTCTTGTCGAAGGCGACAAGCCTTGCCTGCGTGTTGTTGACTCTGGGACCTGCCATCCCACCGGCTCTAAAAACTGTGCGAGAATACCCTATCATGTGACCCCCGATCTGGAAGCCGCCCTTATCTCTGCGGCCAACATGTCGAATGCCTCTCCAAGCATCTCGGTACTAGCGTTCTCGAAGACATTGTTCATGTTCACATTCGTTTGTGACGAAGTGTTAACAGTCCTGTGGTATGTGTTGTAACCTTCTGTCGCCATGGCCGAGAGATGAATCGCGTCAGCCATCGCCTTTGCCGAATCGTAGGTCTCTCCCATTGCCTCTGCGGCGCGCATGGCAGAGTTGGCAAGAAGTGTAAGACTGTCAGACGGTCCGTTGAAGTTATAGAACTTGTCGCCGTACAGAGAGCTCTGGAACATGCGCTCAAGATTGAATCCGAAAGCAAGCTGCTCCTGCTGGGTCATCTTCTGCTCGCCGGACACGACCTTGTCGAAGCTGAGGTTCTCCTGTCCCCATTTAAGCCGCTCCTGCCGCCTCTGCTCCCGCCTATCCGCTCGAGCGTCTTGCGCGTTGAAGTACATAAACGCCCCTGCCGAAGTCGCGATGGCTGCGACTCCAAGTAATGCGGCAGTGCCCATCAACGGATTCTTGGCGAACGTCTTTGCAAGTTCTGCAGCCACTCCGAGCCATGTAAGGGCTGTATTCCTTTTTGTTGCGGCTCCTTCTGCCGCCATAAGCCCAAGACCTATCTTCCTAGCCATGTTGACCGCACTTGTTATAAGACTTATCGTCTTTATAAGAGCCAATATTCCGGCGATGACAGTCAGCGTTGCCGTTAGACCTTTTGGTAGAGACGCGACAAGGTCTACAACCCATGTCATGCAGTCGACAATGCCTTTCATTATCGGCAAGAGGACCTCTGCAAGCTGGTCGCAAATCTGCTTCCACGAGGACGAAAGCAACTCCGTGCTCATCAAGTAGTCTTCGGTAGCCGCAGTCGCCCCCTCTGCCGCAGCCGCCTTCTCTGGCGTATTGATAGCTCCCATGTAGGCGTCGTACTTCGCCTTGTCCATGCTGGCATAAGCCATGTTCTGCTTGTAGTTCGAAGAGTCAAAATCCTTGAGGAACGCCATCCGCGTATTGACATCCATCCCGCGCGCCATCTCAATGGCGCGCTGGGTATTTGTCTGCCAGTCGGCTCCAAGGTCAGCCATGAATCCGTACTTGTAGGCAATCGTCCCGAGGAAGCCCATTCCGCCGCCGCGCTTCATGTCTTCGACGGTCTTGACGAATCGTTCGTTGCCAGCTGCTATCGTCGCCGCGCTCCCTCCGAACGCCTTTGCGGCGTTCCCAAGGTTGTTCAATTCACCAGCGCCCATCCCGGATGTATAGGCAAGCTGCATGAGCTGCTTGTTCAGCTCTGCTATTCCGTCGACGAAATGCCAGACAGCTCTCCAGTTGTTGAAGATGTTCGCAAGTCCAGCTGCCGCAGGGTGCTTGCGCCCGAATCTCGCCAACATCCCGCCGAAATTGAGCCCGTTCTTTGCTGACAGGAACTCGAACGGGTTCGGCCATCCCTTCCCGAGGTTGCGAAGCTTATTTTGAAGGTCGGCAACCTCCTTGTTCCTCTGGGCAATCTCCTTGTTTCTCTGTTTCTCTGCTTCTAACGCGTCCTTCGCGGCTTTCGCAGCCTTCTCCGTCTCAAACCTCTCCTTGGCTTTTGCAAAAGCCTTCTTGCCAGCTTCTGTCAGCTCATCCTTGCCGTAGACCTTGTAGGAGGTCTTGGACATCAATACCTTTTTGAGTTCCTGCTCGACCTCTGCTGCAGCTGTCTTGGCTTCGACGCACTTATCTATTACGCTATCAATCTTGCGATTGATGTCCGCGTCGTTGTCGTCGACCTTAACCCCAATTGTAATCTGGTATTTATCGTCCATCTCAAAAAATGCCGATTTTTCGAGCATCAGCTGGAAGGAAGATTATGCTTCCGACGTGCCGCCTCGTAGCACCTCGCCTCGTTCTCCTTCGGGACCATTATGGATTCGTGGATGTAGTATGCGTCCTCAAGAGAATAAACGGTCCGCAGCTCCTGTAGAGTTGCGGCCTTGTTGGCTATCAACACCCCGAACAGGGGGTCAACGTTCCGGTAGAGTGCTAGACTGACTCCGGAAGGGCTGCGTTGAGCTGACTTGCCAATTCCGCAGCTCTTCCATCGAATAAAAAACTGAAGTTCTTCTCTATCATCTTCACTTCGAGTTGCAGGAGGACGAACATGTCCTTGACGAACATGTTCGTGACTTCCGCGTTCACGAACTGGACTTCAGCCTGGTTCTCGTTGTATGTCCCGCAGAACGAAAGTATCTCGTCGGTCAGCGCCTGCGGGAGCATTGCAAAGTTCTTGGACTGGAGGATGCTCATTCCAGTCAAGAATATCTTCTGAGCCTGGACAGCGGGAATCGCGGAGATGAAATACTTCCTCCCCAGTATCTCGATGTCCTCCTTGTCGATGAGGGTTTTCGCGTTCATTTTGGTTTGCGCCTTTTTGGTTTTTAGTCAAGCGGCTCTTGCCTTAGCCGCCGTTGTTGGAATAAGACACCGACTCGAACACGAACTTGTAGGTGCGGGCGGACATCTTGCCTTCAGCGTTCGACCCGATTGCCATAGGACCAGCCGTGAGCCTTCCATTGGCGAATGTGAAGCACAGGTTGCTTGCCTGCGTCACGATGCCGTTCGTGTAGATGCTCGGGACCTCCAGCGTAGCCGAAGTGACATGGACATATGTCTGGTTGATTGCCTTGCCCCTGCGTCCGCCGACATGCCCCGCATACAGGAGGTTGCGGAGCGCGTTGTCGGAAGCGGAGCCAGGGATGACGGTGATGCTGAAGTTAATCGGGCTCGGCTTCGTCCATGTCACAAGCTCGCCGTTCATCGTCATCGCAGACGAGGCGACTTCGATGTCCGGGATTTCAATAGGCGTTCCTTCGTCCGAGAACTCAAGGACAATGTTGCCAGCGCTTATAGCAGGGACCTGCAAAGTGAGCTTGGCTCCCTGCATCGAAATATCAATCATGGCTGAACTTCCTTTCCTTTAATGTTTTGCATGGGCGAGCGTAGTCCAATTACACCAGCAGATGCGTGCCCTCGACCGCGCAGATGGCGTCGCCCTTCGCGTAGATGAGGCGGTAAATTGCCTTGTACTCGTCCGTGTTGTACTCCGTCCCCTTCTCGATGGACACTTCGAGGTAGTAGCCAGCCTGCTCTATCTGGCGGTATGCCTCGTTGTCCTTCGTGAGGTTGTAGACCTTGCGCTTCTGGGACTCGGTAAGCGTCTTGTTGCGCTCGATGACGCCGTTCGTGATTGCGAACTCGGCGTCGGAGCAGATGAGGTTCCGTATGATGAGCTCGCCGTCCTCGTTTGCCGGAATCCTCTCCACTGAGAGCATGAGCTCGATGATGTCTGTCGCGATGCGGCTCTTGAGCCAGACCTCGTTGCAGTACACCGCAGTCGACTCGCCGTTCCCGTTGACGCCGCGCTGGTAGAACGCACGGCGGCGTCCGTTGACCTGGACAAGACCGACATAGTTGACGCAATGCCTGTCGTAGTAGTTGGCGTCCTGCTCGTCGTTCACGGTCGCAATCTGCGTGTCGAACTGCTTGAACATGAAGAAAGTCGCCGTGTTCGGACGGTTGTAGTCGGTAGACGAGAAGATAGACATCGGCATCATCGCCGCGATGTTGAAGTCAATGGACTTGTCATCGTCGTCCGTCTCATTTCCGAGCGACAGGACATATCCATCGCTGGTCGGCTTTTCGGCATCTCCGGCGAGATACTTCTGGAACTGCGTCGCCGTGCAGTTCTTTATCAACGTGTCGTCCCCAGCCTGGTCTTCGTCAATCGAACTGTCGGAGTCCTCGAAATCATTCTTTGGAAACGCGAGGCTGAACAGGTACTTGTAGTTGTATCCGTGGTTCGCCGTGACGACATCCGCCATTTGTTTGCAAGTGTAATCTCCTCCTTGGAGAAAACAGAACGACCCAAAGTTGTTGCTGCCCTTGTTGACGCGCTCAAGCGCCTTTACGGGGGCTTCTTCGCCCTCGATGCGGGCGAAAGTCAGCTTTGTCGGAGCCCGACCGCTCGGAGACATGTACGAGAAGTATTCGAGAGCGAAGTTATACTCGTCCGAGTCCGACCCGAAGCAATCCGCGACCTGCGACGAGCTAAAGCATTCTACCAAGTAGTCCTTGTCAAAATTCTTACCACCCGTGAACTTATCTTTTTTCGTAAAGACAAGACCTCCGAGGTCACGGTCGGCGACATCGGCGTCGTTGACGTTGACGCTCGTTATCTTGATATACCGTTCCTGCGGGATTGCCGGTTTAATCTTCGAAATGTCCATAATCTCTTCCTCCCCAATGGGATTTTTGGTATCGTCCTAAAATATGCCGATTGTTAGCGGCGGTTTCTGTCGATTCCTTCGCTATATCTCTTGTCCTTGACGGCGGTGACATTCACCCATCCGTTCGCCAGGTTCCATTCGTTAACGGAAGTGACATTCCACAGCCATCCTCTCCAGAAGAGCTGGTCAGGTTGGTTCTGCATGTCGTTCGTCCTTATGTCGACTGACCCCCATGCATTTATGTAGACCTTCGTGAAGTCAAGTCCGAGGTCCTGATACATGTCCTTTTTCACATACTGGACATTCCCGACGATCCCGTACCATGGTCCATAAGTCGGAACGAAGAATCCGGTCTCGTCGTTCTGCTCCTGTCCCAGGAAGTAGCGAAAAGCGAAAACTCCGCTGTCTCCGTTGACAACGGTGTTTATGACCGGAAGGGCAAGTTCGTTGATATTTAACATAATTTACCTCTAAATTGTCATTTTACCTTCAAGATTGAAATGCTGGAATGCATGCGCCCAGTGTCCCAGACATCGAGTTGCAGCATTTTCTTCCGAATGTCCTTCTGTATCTCCTCGGCGACGGATATCAAGATAGGGCGCAGATTAGGACGCTTGTACCGTCTGACCTTGTCCCTGATTCTTTGTACAAGCATCCGAGCCCATTTCGCCTCGTTCTCCTCTACAGCAAGTCGAATGAATGGTCTTGGACCCTTTTTCATCGGTGCCCCGTTCGCAGCGATACCATACTCTATCATGTTCGCGACGACAGCTATCGGTATACCATTTGGGTACTTCAGTGAATCCGTTGACTTAGTGTGTGGCGGGTAAGTGGAATCAGGAGGTATACCGACGATTATCTCCTTGCCGCGCATGGAGTTTATGCGCCTTTTGATGTCTTCCGCCGTCGACTTCATCTTTTTCTTCAAGTCGACCAGCGAAGATGTCTCGTAAACCGCCATGACGCAAAGCTCCTTCTTAATTAGTCCCTCAGGCACATGCGGAGGTCGTCGCCCTCGGCGTATATCCCCACTGGCGCGTGGGACGACATGAACGCCTGGTACTCCACGCCGTAAGGCGTCTGGTTGAGCCAGAACTCCCATGCGTTCATGCTCTGGGGAAGCGTCAGGCTGACGCTCTCTCCTCCGATTGAGGCGGAAGTAACCATGCCCGTCGTCCCCATCTGACCTGTTATGGAGTATCCGCCTGACACCATCTGAGTACCGGCCGGTAGACCCGGTATCTGCCCCGTCGGGTTCGCCGCGACAGCCTGCTGCCTCTTTGTAAGGACGATGATATGCGCCGACATCAGCATCTGAGCGTACTTCCGGTCGTCGCCGTCGAGCTGGTCGCACTGGGAGAACTTGCAGCAGTAGAACCAAGCCCGCTTGACACAGCCCTCAACAAGCGTCCGTGTGTACATGTTCGGGTCCCCGAACTGAGGGAAAACAGACAGGAACTCGTCTGTTTCAACAGCCGCGTCGCGATACGCTGTTATCTTCCTCGGAGGTTCTGTCTCGTATGAACGGACGGGAGGTCCGAAATAGTTCTTGTCGTAAATCTGGCATGTCGGGTCGTCCGGATAGAAGACGGGGATCGAATAGGTGAAATCCGTCGGAAGCTCCGGCGGAGGCGGATAGAACCGCTCTCGCTGTTTTCTGGTGCTGTAGTGTTTCATGTCAATGATATCCCCTCTCTACTCTCTGAAAAATGCCGAAAAATCAGAAAGACGAGGCGGATTGCTCCGCCCCGTCCCCGCAAACTTGACATCCGCCCTTTCGAGTAGATGCTTCGAGACTCCTGGTTTAGTCCTCTGGGTCCTGGAACTGGATCCCCTTGGCTCCCTTGAGGCGGTTGCCGAGCCCTGCGCTTGCCTTGCACATGCCCATGCCCTCGTCAAGCGTGAATCGCGTATCCGTCCCGTTAGCGAACTCGTAGTCCTGGATCTGCGCGGAGTTGTCGCGCTTCGTCATGTCGACGACCGCCTTCTTGGGGTCGTTGACCTCCGTGTGGAACATGAAGTGCTTCGCCATGTGGTCCTTGAAGGACGGGTTGTCGCGAAGGAGCTCCCATTCCTCGTCGCTGATTTCCGTCACCGCGCAGTTGCTCGTCTGCAGAGTGTACTTGTTCGCAACGTTCGCATATCCGTCGATACGGATTTTGCACTTGATTTTCGGGTTGTTTCCCTTGCCCTGCTCGTAGATGCAATACTGCATCGGAGCGCTGGCCGTAGACACGATATAATGTGCCATGTCTTTTTCCTTCCTTAGTTCTCGGTTGGATTTATCGGCTCCGCGCCGTGCGGAACCATCTATATTATGCCGAGTTTTAAGGACCGTCGCAAAGAAAAAGCCCCCGCCCGGACGGGCGAGAGCTCTTTTGAGGGCTGGATTCTCGCTTAGAGACCAAGCATCTGCTGACGCGCCGTCTCCTCGTTCTCTCGCTCTATTTCCTCCTCTATCTCGGCGTCGTGGCGCAGTCGCTCGTCGTCCAGATTCGCTATCACCTCGTCCGCGCGATCCATTTCCTCCTTGTGGAGCTTTTCAAGCATGGCAAGCCCCCATCTCTTTGCTTCAATTGGGACATCTTCGTTCATCGTGTCCCATATGGCATTGGCGCAGGCGTCCAATTGCTCGTCAGACATGGTGCTTAGGTCGGGTTCGGGAATGCGCTCGGGCTCCTTGGACCCATCCACTTCGACTTCAGACTCCACTTCCTCCTCGTCATCCATGTCCTCGTAAGGAGAAGGATTGAGGTCTGCTACCTCGCTCTCGGAAAGCGTTACTTCGTAATCATCCGGCTTGTCGCCAAAGTCGAAGTCGCCAAGTTCGTCCAGAACTAACTGCTTGATGTCCATAGAAAAATCCTCCTGTTTCCTTACGACGCCCCGAACAGGGTGTTGTACCAGTCCTGTTCTTCACGGTCTTTCTGCTGTTTTTCGCCGACGAGACGCTCCTGGTTCTGCATCATTCCTACGAAGTCCTTGAAGTCCATCCCGCCGCCTATTGACGCATGGAGACGGT